TATCGCTGAGAAGTATTTAAGTACTAGCAGGGTTGGCGCTCCATGGATTGTTCCAGAGGCATTGCTGGACATTCAACAGGTAAAGCCGCTTAGTCTAACGGACATCGCTCTAAATGAGTCTGTCGAATTAGATAAAAGAACAGTTGCAGGTCTATTAGGAGTACCTGCTTTTATTTTGGGCGTGGGAGAGTTCAACAAGACAGAGTATAACAACTTTGTAAATACGACTGTCATGAGTATCGCTACCACTATTACTCAAACACTAACCAGAGACTTACTTTTGTCTAGTAATCGTTACTTCAAGCTAAATCCTCGCTCACTCTTCTCTTACAACATTACAGAGTTGTCTGCTGTTGCTCAACAAATGACAAACAGTACTGCGATGCGTCGTAATGAGTGGAGAGATTGGCTTGGTATGGCTCCTGATTCCGAGATGGAAGAGTTGATTGTCCTTGAGAACTATATCCCTCAAGAGAAACTAGGAGACCAAAATAAATTGAAAGGAGGTGAGGAAGAGAATGCAGAAACGGAATAGTTATCGTGCCACTCAATTTCAAACGAGAGAAGAAGAATCTGGTGATTTGATTTTGAGTGGCTACTTTATCAAGTTTGACGAGGAGACGGAATTGTGGCCAGGCTACTGTGAAGTTATCAAGCGTGCAGGAGTTGAGAAAGCTATCAAAGACGCTGATATCAGAGCTTTATTTAACCATGATGATAGTCTTGTTCTTGGTCGAACAGGTAACGGAACTCTGACACTTGGTATTGATGATGTTGGGCTTTTTGGAGACATTATCATAAACAAGGATGACCCTCAAGCTGTTGGAGCCTATGCCCGTGTTAAGCGTGGAGATGTTATCGGATGTAGCTTTGGCTTTATCCCGATAAAAATCGAAACAGAGGAACGTGAAGACGGTTCGTATCTGGACACTGTCTTAGAACTAGAAATCTTTGAAGTGAGTCCATGTACTTTCCCAGCCTATCCACAAACGGAAATCGCTGCACGACAAAAAGACTTTGAAAGTCAGAGCCGTGCGAATCGTGAAGCGCTAGACAAGCGCAAGAAAGAAATTAAGGAGAAATTTAAGCTATGAACAAGGCATTAATCTTTGGTGCTCGCATGCGAGCAAAAGCAACTAAGGTAGTTGAGCTGGAAGAAACTATTGAAGAATTAAACAAACGTTCGGTTGTTGAATTAGAGAAGTTAGATCGTGCTGAAACCGATGAAGAAGTTTCAGCAGTTGAAAAGACTGTGGATGATCTTCAAAAGGAAATTGAAGAAAAAGAAGCTGAAAAAGCACAGTTGGAAAAAGAAATTGACGAGTTGGAAAAACAAATTGAGGAGCAAAATCGTAAAGCACCAACTTACCCAAGTAAAGAAAAGCGTGGAGGACAGAAATTGGAACAACGTGACGCAATCGCTAAATACATTCGTACTGGTCAAACTCGTGACATCGTAGGTTTGAAAACTACTGATTCAGGAAGCGCAGCTCTGATTCCTACTGAAGTTTTGAAACCTCATTTTGTCAATAAAACACGTAATCCACTTTTGGATCTTGTGGAAGGTGTGAAAGTTAACAGTGGATCTGGTAAATATCCACTTATCAAGAAAACGGATGGTGTAATGGTTTCAACAGAGGAATTGAAATCAAATCCAGAACTTGGAAAACCAGCAATCAGCGAGATTGATTATTCAATCAAGACTTACCGTGGATATGTTCCTGTGTCACAAGAAATGATTGACGACGCTGACTATGACATCATGTCCATTGTTGAAGACGAAGTGTTTAATCAAGGTGAAAACACTGAGTTGTCATTAGTTGCAGCTGTCCTCAAAAAAGCTACCCAAGCAGATGCGGCTGGATTTGATGGTATTAAAGACATCTACAATAAGAAGCTTAAATCAATTTACAAAGCAAGCATCGTTGTAACCAAGTCAATGTTTGCCGCACTTGACAAGGTAAAGGACAAAGATGGGCGCTACATGCTTCAAACCGATGTAGCTTCACCTACTGGCTATTCATTTGGTGGGAAAACAATCTACAAAGTTGATGATACAGTGTTTGGAGATGAAGGAGATATGAAATTCTTCATCGGTGATGTCACTGAGTTCGTCAAAAAGTTTGACCGTGCTCAAGTATCAGTTAAATGGGTGAACAATGACATCTACGGACAATTGCTTGGGCTTTTCATCCGTTTGGATATTAAGAAAGTAGATGAAGAAGCTGGGTTCTTCGGAACATACACTGACGCTGCAGGGTAAGGAGGGAGCTGATGGCTTATCAAGTAATCCGTCCTTTTAAGGATTTGAGAGACCCTCAACAATATGAATATCAAATCGGGGATATTTATCCCCGAACAGGATATAAGAGCACCAAGACCTTCATTCAAGAGTTGTTAGATGGGTCAAATAGTGCAGGATCTATTTTCTTGACTAAAATCGATGATGTCGATATTTCCGAAGGAGAAGCAGAACCTCAAGAACCCGAAGAGGAAGATGAGGAGTAGTTATGGACAATGCTCAATTACTAGAATTACTAAAACTAAAATTGGGTATAGCAACAAAGCTACGTGATAAGCCTTTGGAGAAAATCATCGAAGCTGTCATAACTGAACTGGAAGATAATTTGGGAGTTTCGCTTGAATCAGAAAATGCTGAACACCAAATGTTTGTAGTTGATTATGCAGCCTTTCGCTATGAGGGTGGGGTGGACATGCCACGCCACCTTTTATGGCGCTTGCATAATTTGAAATTGAGGTAATCAGATGGCATGGAACAATGAGATTACATTGATCTCAAGGGTTAAAACAGGATTAGATAAATTGCACCAGCCTCTATTTGAGGAAAAGCGATTGACTATTTTGTGTCGTAAGCGTTCCATAACTCGTTCTGAATTTTATCAGGCTAGCCAGGTTGGACTTAGACCAAGCCTTATCCTTGATATTCATAGCTTTGAGTATAACAACGAGGAAGAAGCGGAATTCAATGGGAAACGGTATCGTATTCTTAAGACATTTCCGATTGGTTTAGAAATTCTGGAGCTGACCTTGATGGAGGAATTGCCATGAGTGTAAATGATCAAGAAATGTTACTTATTGCACAAGATTTAGGTGATGAAGCTGTTGCGACTTTGAAAGCGACAAGCCCAAAGAATAAAGGAAAGTATGGAAGAGGATGGCGTCTCAAAAAGAACGCCAAAGGATCATACGTAATCCATAATGCTACAGGCTACCAATTGACACACCTGCTTGAAAACGGCCATGTTTTAAGGAATGGTGGTCGCAGTCGCGCTATCCCTCACATAAAACCTGTAGAAGAAAAGCTAATCAATTCCTTTGAACGCAAAGTAAAGGAGGCTATTCAAAAATGAAATTATCTGACCTTGTCGATATTCTAAGTCAAGCAAATCTACCTATAGCCTATCGTGCGTTTGAAACTGGACACGTTCCTCAGACACCTTACCTTATCTACTTTGAATCACATCCAGATATCAAGAGAGCAGACGACGAACAGAAATACCAGATTAAAACTGCGACTGTAGAGCTTATCTTTGAACGTAAAGACGAAAATTTGGAAGAGACCTTGGAAGAGTTGTTGTCTAAACATCAACTTGTTTTTGAGGTGTCAGAAGAAAGCTATATCCCAACAGAAAGGCTATCTGTCAAGCCTTATACTGTTTATTTGTACTAAAGGAGAAGAAGATGACAAAAACAGAAAATAAAGTAACCTTTGGATTGAAAAACGTGCATATCGCACCAATCGAAACCATTAGTGGGGACACAAATGTCATTAGCTACGGGAAAATTTTCCGTTTCCCTGGAGCTATGAACTTGGAGCTAGAACCAAAAGGAGAATCGAAAGCAATTCCAGCCGACGATGTGGACTACCACTTCATGAACTCAAACGAAGGATATGAAGGGAAATTGAAAGTACCGCATATCACAGAAGAGTTTGCGACAAAAATCCTAGGAGAACTCAAGGATGATCAAACAGGAGTATTAACTGAAAAAGGCGATGCTTCAACTAAACCGTTTGCTATTATGTTTGAATTTTCAGGAGATCAAAACAAGACTCGCTACGTTCTCTATTACTGCTCTGCTAGTCGTCCATCGAACGGCTCTGCTACTAAGAGCGGAACAACTGTCAACGAGCGTGAACTCAGCTTCAAAGCTTCACCACGTCCGCTTGATAGCGTAGTGAAACGTTCGATTACGTCAGCAGACAAACAAGAAGTGTATGACGCTTGGTTTACTAGCGTTTATGAGCCAACATCTCTAGGGTAAGGAGTAAAGAATGCGTCGAAGTATTAAAATCAGCAATAAGCGCTATGAGCTTGCAACAAATGCCTATACTCCAATCGCTTACAAGAATGAGTTTGGGCAGGATTTTTTCAAGGATCTTTTAGGACTTTTGAAAAATAAGCAATTGGTAGCTCAATTGAACCAATTAGAAAAAGGTAATGATTTGGTAGCGGAAAGCGTCGACCTATCTCTTTTAGAAGATTTTGATATTACCTTTTTCTATCGTCTATTTTGGGTGTTTGCTAAATCTGGCAATCCTAAAATTAAACCGTTTGATGATTTCTTCATGGAGATGGAAGAATTTCCTCTTGACGAAGTTTGTCCGTTAATGATGGAAATGTTGAACACGGTACTGCAGACAAAAAAGAAACAGACACATCAGAAACAGCAAGCGAAGAAGCTTTCACGGTAGAATCCTATCTATCTTGTTGCAAGGAAACTGGCTTATCTATCGATGATCTCAAGCATATTTCTATTGGGATGGCTTTAGATTATCAGACAGATTATGTCAATTTGCGTAGCGAAAATAAAACGGGTAGTCGGAAGGCCACCCAAGCTGATTTTGATGCATTTTAGAGAAAAAAGTGAGTGCTGAGAGAGCGATTGTGAGGACAAGTTCCTTTAGTTGGCTAGTGTTCTGGTCATAGAAAACCTCTCAGTGCTCCTTATTTTTTAAGGAAAGGAGGAAATATGGCAGGAAATATCAAAGGGATAAAAATTGAAATCGATGGCGATACCCAGCCCTTACAAAAAGCGTTAAAAGGTGTCAATCAAGAGTCTGCTAACGCAACAAAAGAGCTGAAACAAATTGATAGTGCTTTAAAGTTTGATACTGGGAATGTTACCTTACTAACCCAAAAACAAGAAGTCTTACAGAAGCAAGTCGGAACCACTCGGGAAAAACTAGAAACATTAAGACAAGCTCAATCTCAAGTTGAGGAGCAGTTTAAAAAAGGAGATATTGGCGCAGATCAGTATCGTGCTTTTCAGCGTGAAGTAGAAGTGACTCAAAATGTCCTAAAAGGATACGAGGGAAAACTAGCTAGTGTCAATCAGGCTCTTGAGGGTAATGGGAATGCAACCAAGAATAACCAAACTCAACTGAAAGAATTGCAGAATGAGCAAAAACTACTTGCCAGCGAATCTGAAAAAGTAGTTAGTTCGTTTAAGCTACAAGAAAGTCAGATGGGTGCCAACGCTAGTGAAGCTGACAAGTTGGCATTGGCTGAAAAGAAGATTGGTGCACAATCTGATATTGTCGCTCGTCAAATTGAAAATCTTGAGAAGCAGTTAGAAATCACTAAAAAAGAATATGGTGAAAACTCAGCCGAAGCTAACAAGATGGAAGCGGAGCTGAATCAAGCTAAGACTGCTTTTAACCATCTTAACGATGAGATGAAGGGGACTAAGTCTGTAGCGGATAGCGCACAAGAAAGCTTGGGTGAGATAGCTAAAGCTGCAAGAGCTGAACTACTCCAACAGTTTAGTGAGAAGTTGGGTGATATTTCAGAAAAACTTGTTGACGTTGGGAAAGAAGCTATTGAAGCAGCTGCTTCAATGCAAGCAAGTAATGCCCAATTTAGTACAGTTTTTGGGGATATGGAAGGTCAAGCTAGAGAGGCTCTTAATAATATTGGGAAAGAAATGTCTATTGTACCAGAACGATTACAAGGAAGTTTCACCCAAATGGCCTCCTTTGCAAAAACATCTGGTCTAGATACAGCCCAAGCCTTAGATTTATCTACTAGGGCAACTAAGGCAGCGGCAGATGGCGCTGCTTTTTACGACAAATCTATTGAAA